CAAGTCCGCGGTCCAAAGCCATTCAATGCCGGATTGTGGGGCAATCTCCTGGACGATCATGTCGCGGATGGCTTCATAGTCATTCAAGCTTTCGCCCGGCAATAGAAATGCAGGCTGGACAACTCTACGGAAGATAGCGGGTACGGCAGCGTCAAGCCCGTGCGAACTTATCGCTTGGTTGTCATAAGCGGTCACGACAGCACCGTTTGACTTGCATGCTCGGTAACCCGTGCTTCATCAGGCTTGGGGAGAGCAGGGGTGTTGTGGACCGGGCTTGAGAGCCAAAGATCCTTCGCGACTTCAAGCGCTGAAATGCGGAGATTGGCCCACCATGCCATTTCGTCTCCGGAGCGATGCAATTCGGTGTGGTGCTCGCGGCAGATCGGGACCGTGAATTCATCGCTGACCTTGCGGCCCATCGCTCTGGTTTGGGCAAATTTCAGATGATGTGCATCACAGGGCTGCTGCTGACAAACCACGCAGGCTTGTGCCCGAACATAAGCCAAGTGTGCCTTGCTGCGTCGGCGGACTGGCTTATTCAAGGGTACAACCGATGAAATGGAGGTGACGCGCGGGTCGATCGCGGATTCCCGTGGGACTTGCTGCTCGATGGCTACTACCGAGCGATCATCGGCTGTCGTAAAGACATCGCTATCCAAAACCGTATCCAGGATGGATCGGTAAGTTGCTTCGACGATTCGCGCATCGTCTACAATCAGAGTGTTTTTTGCAGGCAGTCGCCGCTGCGCCCACGAGGCTAGTTCATCGCTCTTTTGCAGAGCCTTGAGCTCGGTCACCAGCGCGTCTCGCAATTCTCCGGATGCGCCGGCATCTAGTAGCGGCGGCTTGTGAATTGTTGGCTTCGGCGATTGTTTGAAGGGCTTATCTCGCAGATCGGGTGAGCTTGCCACGGGCGGGCCAATCAACGTATCGGGCGCATCAAGGTCATCTTCTCCCGCAATCCCCACCAACGCAAACAGAGCATATCGTCGGGCGTAAGTGAGCGCAGCGCCCATCCGGTGAGGCGCCCCGATTTCATCAGATGAGCAAACCGGCCAATCTGACGATATCCATTCACCTGATGCGTGGGCCAGCAGGGTGGTGAGATGAATCCGCCCATTAGGGTCGATATTCGTTGTTTGGATGGTCGCGATTTCTTGCTGACCGAGACACTTTCGAATGATATCGAGACCGCTTGCAAGCGAGGCATAGCGAAATGTTCGATCGGCCTCGCGGGGGAACGGGGATCGGATGATAGCGGTCAGAGACTTTTCCGGGTTGCTCAGTTCGGCCTGGGCCTTGGCGAGCGCTGATGCGATTGCACTAATAGACTGGCTAGAGCGGTGCATCGGCGACCTCCACGAGGTCAAAACTAATCGCACCGTTTTTGGAGCGCTTCGCCCGTAGCCCATGGCCGAGCGCTTCCTTGGCATCTTCCGGAACCAGCTTCTTCAGATCTGCCTTTGCATCTTCGTGTTCTTGATAGGCCGAGCGGGTTCGGCGAAACACGGTAGCCAATTCAGCCCAGCTGTTGGATGCGTTCATGTCGACGATGCGTACCGCCGCCAATCTCGGCCGGGGTGGCTCGACGTTGAACAGGCGTGGCGGTTCGGCGGTCATCACGCAGCGCCAGAATTTCTTTTCTGCGACCAAAAGAAGGTGCTGGTAGAGCGGGTCGGCATGGACGGTGATTTCCACCCATTTGCCGCCCCCGGTAATGATCGACAGGACGGCCGCCCGCGCACTGGCAACCCACATGTTGTGCTGCAGTTGCGCCATATGCTTTTCGGCAGCGCTTTCTTCGGAAAATGACCAGGGCAACATGAATTTGGCTTCGAACACCGCGCCCGATGGTTCGATGACGCCATCGAGCGTCGCCGCCATCCATTTATTGACGGTATGCTGCACGCGCCGCTGGACGTGCTTGATAGAATGGCCGGTCTGATCTTGGTACCACTTCCTGTTAAGGTCTTCGGTAACGGTGCCGAGCTGAACAATCAGGTTGTCGGAGAGGTCTTCGGCTTCGATTTCGCCGCGTTTCTCTTGCCAGAGCCGGACCAACCTTGGCTCGTCATCGCCCATGATGATCCGGGCATCCGAGCCGCCGATGAAGGAGCGGCGGTCGTCCGGATTGAATTGGAGGAGGTGGGGTGGCGTTACGCTACGCTGCTGCACGTGGTTCATGGAGATCACCGTTGGCTAAGCGGCGATGCCCGCCGCAGTGCCTTAGCCCCGCTTGAGCGCCTGGCGCGGCGGGGCTTGATCTCCGAGACTATTTGCCCCGACCGAATCAGTAACGCTCCGATCGCATCGAAATGCCAGCTCTTTTTGAGCAATTTTCTTCCTTTTTCTTTTTGAAGAGCGGCTTGCTCGGCCGACCCAGCAGAGCAAGGATTTAGATACCCAGCTTTTCCGGAAAGTTGTCGGAGACGCAAATGAAAGCGATGGGAAGCGCCTGGCCGAGGGACTGCGAAGAAGATGGCTACCGAGAGACAAATTATTGCTAACCGAACAAATGCGAAGCGAAGCACAGGGCCCAAAACGAAACGAGGGCGTCAGGCATCCAGCCGGAATGCATCACGTCATGGATTATCTTCGTCGAAGGTTGATCGATCGCTGTCAACGGAAAGCGCCATCGTGGCGGAAACTCTCGTTGATGGAGGGGCCAGCGAACCTCAGGTCATCGCCGCGAGGCAGGTGGCCGAGGCCCATATTAATGTTCTACGGGTTCGCGCCGTCAGAGCGGCACTGTTGGCATCCTTGGATCAACATGCGTGCGGCCTGGGTCACTTACGTCATTTGCTAGCGTTGGATCGTTATGAGCGCATCGCGCGAGGAAGGCGTAGGTTGGCAGTGGACAGGTTCCTCTCTGAATGATCCCCGTTCCTCTCGATGCACATGTAGGTGCTCCAGCGCAAGGAGATTGGGTTCGTTCTGTACGATTCGTTTAGTTTTGCCGTGTCGTTGACAAAACAAACCCAATTTCCAGCCGCGGAAGGCCGGTCGAGCACTGATCGTGATTCGGGGAACAGAAGCCGAATAGCAGGGTGCTGCTAGAATAGCGTCAGAGGCTTTCACGCGTCAGCTCGAGACCCACTATAGCCGCGCCCTTGTCAGAGGCGGGGTCACCGGACGATGATAGGTGAGCCAGGATTGATCTGAGCCCGACGCGCGTGATCGGGCGAACCGTGACACTTTCCAAGATCAAATCGCTGCGACGGAGCGCCTCGGCGCCTACTTGCCGCGCCGACCGATCTTCAAAATCCCAATCGCGTCCGCAACCCCAGAGTAATCCTGGTTACGTCATGCACGAGACAAAACGCAGCCGGGCCACCCGCTTAACAATTGGAAGCTACAACTGGCGCAACCGAACGTTGGTGCAGCATATTCTTTTGTTCTAAGGTGCGTCGTTCGACCAAGCGATCGGCAAGCTCATTCCATTCCGCTGGATTTTCGTCGATGCTTAGCGACGGCGGACCGCGAAGCACGACTTCACGCTCGTCACAATCATTGCTCCAATAGATGATGTCAGATGCGCTGACGGTTGCTGTGAGCACCAACTTGTTGGCATATCTGCGCGAAACCCAATTATAGGCAAACCAGCAGGCAACCTCCCTCGAAGTCGTCCATGAAAGGCCCTTAACGGCTTTAGCCGGGGTAACACCGGCTGCTCCACGGTAGATCGTCACATCGCCCTTCAACGGTATCGGAAACTCTGCGCTCGCCATCATGCGACGGATTTGACGGGTTCCGCCGGGCGCTACATTTTTCAGTTGCCAGTGATCATGGTTCCAAACATTATCCATGATTTCGCGATAGGCCGGATTCGGCAAGCCAATCCAATAGGCGCACAGCGCGATGTGTCCGCGCCAATCGTTCGGAGCCGCGTAAACAAGGCTACTCGCGGCTTCCGGGTCATGGTCATTGAAAGTCCCTTCCATGTATCGCACGGCATAGGGCGGTAATCCCTCCCAGATCCAATGCAACAGTCTATCGGCTTCCTTCGGGTTGATGGGTCTTCTCATTTGCAAACCTCGCATAGCTTCTAAAGTTGCGCCGCGACCGGCGGCCGCGACATAGCCGCCTGTCGCCGCTTGCCCGCCGGGGCCGCTGCTTGGCGAGCCGCCGGCGCCAAGCAATAAATCAGCGACGTCGAAGGATCACGGCCCCCGAGGCTGTCTCGACCTTGACAGGCGCGCCCCAGTCCAGGTTGTGTCCCCCGTTCCCCGCAGGCGCAGTCGGCGGATAGGGGCGAGGATTCATGGCCAATGCGACATGACTCCGCGTCGACGGCCCGGCGCCGCGCGGAATCCCGGAGCGCACACCGTGGCTGCTGACGATTGCACCGAGACCGCCGCCTCCTTCAGGAGCGATCAAGACCGGGCGAGTGGCCATAAAGTCAAGATACATCGACAGCGCGTCTACTTGATCGTCGTGGGTGCCATTAGGAAACGCGACTATTTCTTCGATCCAATCCGCTGCCCAATCCGCAGATCTAGGTAGAAGAATGCGGCCGCGCTGGATGGTGTTGTAATGCCGCCGAAGCCGATCGAACTTTGACCCCTCAGGCACCACGCCCATCAGATTGTGGGGAAGACGCTGTTGCGCCTGCGCCAGAAGCGCCGACCCATTAGCGGTATCCTCGACAAGGATCATGGCCGGCGGATAGCGGCGCACCAGATAATTGAAGGCCTCCCACAGCCCCACAAAGTCGCACCTTCTGGAGAACATATTGACCAGACGATGGTTGAGACCTTCCCTTTGCCAAACCTGGATCGCCATCCGGCTCGAAGTATCCTTGTCTTTCTGGGCTGTGTCGATGCTGAACACGAAGGGTTTCGACTTGTCCGCGCCCCCTTCAAAAAACGAAAAATGCTTCGGCTTGATCCTCAGCGCCGCGCCGCGCCCCTTCGCTTGCTGGAAGAGAAAGCGAAAGCTCGGCCTGAATGCGAGATCGCGCAGCTCCTTCTTCGTATAGCGACCTGCGCGGATCTGCTCGCCCTTGTGACGATGCCAAATACCGTAGCGGCCCTCATAAGTAATCGACCTTTCAGCCCAAAGCGGGATGGCGAGGACCTTGTAGCCGCCTTGATCGATAAGGTGCGCCGTAAGATCATTCTCATTGAGCCGGTGCATGACCACGACGATCCGGCTTTTTTCATCGCGCGTTCGGGTCGCGATTTCGTCATCGAAAGTTTCGTTCACCGAATCGATCTGTTCGAGATTGTCCGCATCCTTGATGGCAAGAGGGTCGTCGGCTACGATGAGATCGGCTCGATACCCCGTGATGGTGCCGCCGACCGACGTGGCGAACACGCTCCCGCCCTTGGTGGTCCCAAAATCACCTGCGCCTTTCCAATTCTCATCAATGCGGGTCCTAAAGTTGTGGCGGAATTTCTCCGACAGCATGATCCTGCGGATATTGCGCGTGGTATCACGCGCGAGCTTCTTGCTGTGTTCAACGATCATAATGGTGGCCGAGGGGTCGTGTGCCAATATCCACGCCGGAAGACAAACCGCGAAAATGAAGCTTTTCGCGGTTCCGGGCGGCAAGTTGACGATCGCGCGCGGTTTTCTGCCGGCCGCGACGTCCTCCGCCATCTCGAATGCCAGCAACAGGTAAGGATCGCTGTTTAGTACCTTTCCGCCGCGGCAAATCTTGTGGCATTCCCGAACAAAGGATGGGAAGTCCGTAGCAATTAGGGTGTCTGTGATTTTACTCATGGGTTACTCTTAGTGATGGATGGGAATTGATCTCGATTACCAGGATCGGTGTCTCCTGGATCATTTGCTTTCCTTCCTCTTTTTTGCCTTTGCTGCATGGAAGGGATCTTTCTCGTGCTTGAGGCGAGCCTCGGTTCGTTCGACGTAATCTCTGATCATGTCGAGGTCCTCGAGGTCAGCGGTCTCGGTTACGGGATCTTCGTTGCCGGTCCCGAAGTAGCGCATGCACGCGAGCAGCGCGGTGATCGCGCTCTTTTCGTTTTGAAGCGCTGACGAGAAGAGCAATTTGACGAGCGCAC